GCAAAGGTTCTTGATGAAGATAGATTTGAATTATACACAAGACCTGAATATGTTGCAACAGGTATTGCAGTAACATTTACAGGACTTGGATCAGGTAATGCTCATAAACTTACAATGAGGAAACCACTAACCAAAACAATTATAGGTTTGGATGGTGTTGTTCAGCAGCCAATTACATTTACATCAATTACTCATAACTTTGGTATTTTTGATGGATTCACCCACAATAGCACTATTGGTATAGGATTATCACAGTTTGTATTGAGTGGTATTAGTTCAATTCAACCAACTGATTTCCTTAAGTTGAATGGTGAATATATGAAAGTTACTGAAGTTGGATTCTCAAGCACTCCAACTGGTACTATTAATGATTCAACTGATGTTTCACTTGGTATTGCAACTCTGCCAGTTGTAAAAGTTGAAAGAGCACAATTAGGTATTGCAGCGACTTCACACACAGCAAATGATGTTGCAAGAGTTCACAGAGGTTCATTCAATATTGTTGATAGCACTGTATTCTTTGCAGACCCACCTAAAGGAAATAATAGATCCAGAAGAGATGAAACTAATTTACCATTTGTAAGAGCAAACTTTAGTGGTAGAACATTCTTAAGATCAGATTATACAACTAATATGTTGTTTGATGATATATCAGATAATTTTACAGGCATTGGTAAAACATACTCATTAACTGTAGGTGGTGCAAATACATCATCAGGTATTGGATTAGGAAATGGAGTTTTATTCATCAATGGTGTATTTCAAACTCCTTTGACTGTGAATAACACAGGTAATAACTATGAGTTCCAAGCAGATACCACTGCTGGTATTTCAACAGTGATATTTTCAGGTATTACATCTACAAACGGTGACTTTATTGTATCTGATTTTGATATAAACCAAAACCAAGTTCCAAGAGGAGGATTAATTGTTTCATTGGGTTCAACACCAGGCACAGGATACGCACCACTACAAGGAGCAAAAGTAAAAGCATTTAAAGATGCAAATGGTGGAATTACAAGTGTTGTTGGTATCGCAACATCATCTGGTTTTAATCTTGGTATTCAAACTGCAGCTTATGATAATGTTACAGGAATCATCACTGTAACTACTAATAAGGTTCATGGATTTGCACTTGAGAGACCTAATACAGTTAAATTAAAGAATCTTGAATTTAGTTGTGTAGGATATAGTGGAGTTACAACAACGATATTCCAAGATCATGAAAGACCTTTATTCTTGGTAGGTATTGTATCTGATAGAACTTTTGAGGTACAAGCAGGACCAAGTACTATTGTACATACTTATGTTGGTGGTGGAAATGCGTTTGAATTCTTTGAAGATCTTACATTTGGTTCAGGATATCGTGGTGGCACAGTAGCGATTGGAGTTACTGACCAAGCATATGTTCATAGATTTGTAAGTGCTGGTATTAATTCAATTCGTAAGAGTAATTTTGCTGCCACTGGTTCAAATGCATTTACAGCAACAAATGCAGTTTACACATCTCATTCTGGACAGTTAGTATTAACAATACCTAATCATGGTTTATCTACAAGTGATACTGTTGGTATTGATACTGGTGGATTAGTATTCAAGTGTTCTAAAGATAATTTCTTCTCCGATCATCCATATCCTCGTGCAGTATCAAAAACAAGTTTCCCAAATTCAGATCCTATTGCTGGTATTCAAACTGCTATCATTGGAACTACAACTAATACAATTACATTAAATGTTGGTCAAGGTGGTGGCGGTGGAACAGGTGCACAGGTAACTGCAACAGTTGGTGTCGGTGGAACACTAGCATTTACAATAGTTTCCGCTGGTACAAGTTATGTAAATCCCGAAATTATTATTCCACAACCAAGTTATGATAATTTACCAGTTATTGGTATATCAAGGGTTGGAGTAGGTACAACAACTGACACAGGTTCTAATCTTTTGATTGATTGTAAAGTTAGTGCTGCAACCACAACTGTTGGAATTGGTTCAACTGCATTTGAAATATCACAGTTCTCTATAGCAAGACCTGGTCATTCATTTAAAGTTGGGGATAAATTTAAACCAGTTGGATTAGTTACTGCTGCACATCTATCCGAACCAATACAAGAATTTGAATTAGAGGTGGTACAGACATTTAGTGATAAGTTCTCAGCATGGCAGTTTGGTGAATTAGACTTTATTGATTCAATTAGAAACTTGCAAGATGGTGCTAGAACTAGATTCCCACTATTCTTTAATGGACAATTATTAAGTTTTGAAAGAGATATCAACAATTCACGTTCTCAATTAATTGATTTAAATGCAATTCTTCTCATATTTGTAAATGGTGTGTTGCAGAAACCAGGTTCTGCTTATACATTTGAGGGAGGAACTACTTTTGAATTTATTGAAGCACCAAAACCAGAAGCAAAGGTTGATATTTTCTTCTATAAGGGTCAAGAGGGAGTTGACGTTGATGTAGCTGATATTCAACAGACAGTTAAAGTTGGTGATGAATTAAGAATATTCAAACATCCTGTTGGATTGTCAACTTCACAACAAGCAGAAAGAACATTAAATGCTTTATTAGGTGCAAAACTTGTTGAGACTGATATTTACACTGCTGCAGGTATTGATGAAAATAATGATAAACCATTCAGATGGACAAAACAAAAAGTTGATATTGTATTAAATGGTAAAAAAATTGATAAGTCAAGAGAAATATTAGAACCACAAATATATCCTACTGCTAAAATTATTGGTGATTTGACATCAACTTCAGGTGAAGGTAATACTAATGGAATATTTGTGGATGATGCAGAAGTATTCTTCTATGAAAAAGGAGATCATTTAAGTGCAAGTAATCCTGATGAATCAGATGGAGATTATAATTTATCATATAATTCTGTTGATGCATTAATTACTTCTGGTGAAATTAATGTTGGAGCATCAGCAACTGCAATTGTTTCTGCTGCTGGCACAATATCATCTTTAGATATTACAAGTGGTGGTTCTGGATATAGTGCTGCTACAATTAAAATTAGTTCTCCACCTGCGATTGGTGTTGGAATTGGAACTACTGCAGTGGCAACTGCCACTATATCAAATGGTTCTATGACTGGTGCTACAATAACAAATCCAGGTTTAGGATATTCAGCGTTTACACCTCCACAAGTTATAGTTGAACTTCCATCGTTTGAAACAGAAAAGATTACTTCTATAAGCAATGTAGAAGGATTCACAGGCATTATTACAGGTATCACAACATCTGCAGGTACAGGTGGTCATCATCTTGCACTTAAGTTCTTCTTTAGAGCAGATAAGGCTGCTAATTCCTTGCTAGTAAATTATCCTGTTTTCATTAAGGATACAAAGGTTGGACATGGTGTTACATCAGTGGACAGTCAGAATTCATCTGTTGTTAGTATTGGAACTACATTTGTGGATAATATCTATAAAGTTCATGCAGTATCCTCTTTAGGTGAGAATGGAGAAATTACTTGTAACATTCACACTAATAGTGGTTCTTCTGTTTTAGGTATAGCTGAGACAGGTAATTTTAACAATTCTAATCCAGGCATAAGTACTGAGTTAGGTAGAATATCATGGGGTCGATTATATAATGCTTCAAGAGCAGCAACTCCAATTTCAATTGGAATTACAGGATTTACTGCTGATGTTGGATTATCAACCTTCCCAACTATTCAAAGAAAGAATTACACTGTAGCATCTCTTAGAGGTCTAAGATCATCAGGTGCTATGAGGGTATTTGGAATTTGATTAGATTACCTCTATAAATAAAAAGAAAAAGTTAATTAACAATGTCAGCGATAATTACTGATCAATTTAGAATTCTGAATGCTAACAACTTTGTTGAGTCAGTAGAAAATACAAATAATTCATATTACGTGTTCATAGGACTACCAAATCCTGCTGGAACTTCAAGTTTAGTTGGATATGGTAGATCTACTGATTGGAATACAAGTACACCTGCACCTACGGATAGTTTTTCATACCGTTCACACACAGGTGATACCATGATGTTTGGTAAAAAAATAGCATCATCTAATATTAGAAGAATTATAAGAAGAGTTGATTGGGTATCAGGAAGTAGATATGAGATTTATAGAGATGATTATAGTGTCGAAACTCCAAGTCCTTTAACACAAGCAAATAGATTATACGATGCGAACTACTACGTACTTAATTCCGACTTTAAAGTTTACGTTTGTATTGATAATGGATCAACAGGAGCTAACCCGCTTGGCAATGTCTCCCAAGATGAACCCACTTT